AAGATGCTTTCCCATTTATACTTTGCCTTATTGGACTCTATTGGGTCAAGGTAAAAATTGATACCAGAGCAGGACTTGGTAAAAAGAAATCAAGAGAGTTGAAAAAAATCATCGTTGATGCTATAGTAGAAGGACATAAACAAGCACACAACAAGTAATGAGTGACGTCCATTTTAAAAAACATCGTGTGTTTCGAGAGACAGACGATGTTATTTTTTATGATATCTCTGTAGATGAATCAAATGCATCTGATTTAGTAGTCCATTCAGGTCCTGCTATATCACCACCTAATGATTCTGTAGGAGCAAAACAATTTTATATACATAGTTTTCAAGACGACTACAACAGAGTTGTATCGGGAGAGAGGACTTTCGAGTTGGTAAACTACAGTTGGAAGTATCCATACCACATAGTGCATCTCAATGTGCATAGTGGTGCGTTAGTTATACCTCGTGGCACATTTCATAGGTCACAATCGGGAGACAAAGGTAGTATCGTAATAAATCAAGCAAAGAGATATGATGGGTTTGATTCAAATGCTGAATTTTATCCAGTCTCTTGTGCTACTAACATTGACTTATATAATGCACTTACTCAAGAAAAACCAGTAGTCCACACACTAGGAGAATAATGTATACCTATCACATCTATTGGCACGACAAACCTATCTTTAGAAACCTATCAGAAGAAGAGTTTGAATTTATTTGGGATAGAATCCTGTCAACTTATAATGATAAAATTAATTATGTAAGACTAGCTCCCGACTACGTGTTGGAAGAAGCTTCATACTAATGGTTTTCAAATCACAATTTATCTTAGTTGCATGTTTTTTACCCCTAGTATTCATCTACATAGTTATGAAACTTGCTGTTTGGTTATCTGCTGTATCTGCGGAATCAGACTATGTTAAACAGGAACCCTTTAGAAAACGAGGACCCTATGTGGAAAATCCGTATGCAGACCTTGATGAGGAGGAAGAAGAGTATGGAGATAAAACAGATTATCGATGATGTCATTCTCAAATATTACTCAGCAAAAGGTTTACCAGTCCCTAACTGGAAAAGAAACACCAATCCAGATTGGTGGATACAATATTTACAATCTCTAGGACTCACAGAAAGAAATGAAACAATTTAACACTTGGGTATTAGATACCACAATATACATCCTTGACTTCCTCTACAGAGGTAGAGACTTCCAAAGGTTTTGGGTATTAGAAGTTATTGCAAGAGCACCATACTTCTCATTTATCAGTGTGTTACATTTTCGTGAATCTCTGGGACTTAGAGGAGAGGAACACATATATCTAATGAAGGAGCACTTCTATCAGGCACTAAATGAAACAGAACATTTGGAAGAAATGGAGCTCAGAGAAGGTAACAAGTATTGGGTTGACCGCTTCTTTGCCAAGCATCTTGTTTTGGTTTATTATTGGATTATGGTTGCTTACTATCTCATCGATCCTATGGACGCTTACGACATCAACATGAAGATAGAAAAGCATGCGTATGAAACTTATATTAAATACCTTGCATATCACCCAGAAGATAAGAAAATTGCAGAGATAGCAGAGGATGAGCTCAAGCATGCTCATGAATTGCATGATGCAATGGCGATGATTGTGTGAGTGAGTCCACATATTTCCGAGACCAGAATGTATGTGGTTCGGTAAATACTAATAGTATATGACGGAGAATCATGGCACATTACCTTGTAGGTTATCATGATACAACCAATCATACTCACGAGATTTGCGAGTATGCCGACGATGCATACAATGCTATTCGACAAGCAAAACTGGATTTGCCTGAGTTAATGGGACATCCACACGCAAGCGAATATGTAGTTAAACTAGATTGAATATATCCTTGACAAATAATATATCAGCATCTATAATGGTGTTGACTTACCTTATTATCTAAATAACCCTTAGTAGAGAAAGTCCATGTTATCAACAGCATATAGAGAGTTTCCAGTAACAACTGTTTTGAAGGATAAGAAACCATCCAAAGAAAAAACAATCACTGTAACTGAAGCACAAGTACAAGAAATGATAGACGATGCTATCCGTCAGCACAATAGAAATGCTGGCTTGATTAGTATGGTATTAGGTTTTGTTTTTCTAGCATTGTTTGCAGAAGGATTCTTTAGAATGATTGGATTCATTCCACCATTCATGGGTATAGATATCAATATCGTTGGCGAGATTGCAGATAAGGTAAAGGAGCAAATACTACCACTTATTACATAATGTCTGGTTATGGTCTTGAGATAGTTTTCTGGGTAACACTAGGACTATTTCTAATATACCAATACGAAGAGTCTAAAAAATGACTGTCGTCCACTCCGTGAATATTATGATACTTATATTAGTTATCTCGGTGTCTATCGTCATCGGATATATAATGAAGTATGCATACTCGGAGATGAATCATGGGAGCAATGAAACCCCCAAGTCGTAAAAGTTGTTATAACTTTCGCGTGACAGAAATTGTTAAAGTAGTTGATGGTGATACCATTGATGTTGTTATTGACTTAGGATTTGATATCTACAAACACGAGCGTGTTAGAATTGCGGGTATCGATACTCCAGAGAAAAGGACAAGAGACTTAGAGGAAAAGGCACTAGGAATAGATGCTACTAACTGGATGAAAGGCACACTGGAGGATACAATCAATGGAGAGCATGAGCTTACTATACGAACTGAACTCCAAGGCGGGATGGGTAAGTATGGTCGTTTGCTTGGTTGGTTATACGTTGGTGATGATGATGTATCTCTCAACGAACAAATGATTGCTGAAGGTTATGCGTGGGAGTATGACGGAGGCACAAAAAATAAAAATTTTGAAGAGCTACGTGAGATTCGTAGGTCACAAGGCACACTAATTGAAGGTTAATTTATGGTCAACTTGCGTGACAACATTCTGAATAATCAAATCGTATACTACAATGGTTTGATTGCAAAGCATTCACAAAACGTAGAAATTTATCTCAACCAACCTGTAGGTATAGGTGAGCACTCAGATGTTATGGCAGCGATAGATGGCGAGATTGCTGCTATTGCTCAAGCACATGAGAAAATTGAAATCATTAATCATTATTTTTTAGGCAGATGATATTTGCATCACACCCTTCGGTATATCATTTACCAGGTACGTGGGAAAAGCAACCACTCATACAGCATGGTAACTGGGACCCAATCGTAACCTCTCCCCTAGTGTTATTGGTATTTGCTGTGCTTTTCATTGGAGTTGGTTATGCCCTTTCCAAGCGTACGTGATGACCTTGCTAATCTAATTAGATATAGTATCGCAGACTTTCCAGAGTTAGAGCAAATAATTACTCTGCATGACTTAATAAGACACGAGAAGGTTACTATTAAGAATGAAATGTGGAAGTCTAAAGGACTAAGAAGGATTCATTTAGAGACAGCAGAAACAGATAAAATACAAATCGTCCATTGTGTCTTTTGGCCAGACCCTGCATACTATCTGCCTATATTTGGTGCAGATATAATACAAACTCCTGCAGGGGTTACTGCTGCCATAGTAGATATATCACCTGTAGACGGTGTGGATTGGAGTGACAAGTTAGCACCTATCAGTAAACAAATACAATTTAAAGATAATCGTCAACTACCCGAATGGGGTGAGATATTCTCACCTTACTGTAAGTTTGCAAGACTAAAGACAGAAGAGGAGCAAGACAAATTCTATCAGGTAGTTCTCGAGTATCTCAGGATATACTGCACTGAGGTGCAGACAGCACAATGGTCTGATGACTGGGTTGGTATTATGAAAAGATTAGATGACCAGTGTTGGTATACTACTTCGCAAAGAAAGAATAAGAAAACAAAAGCAGTGCTTAGTCAATGGTTTAGTGAAGAGTGGGCAGATAAATATATAAACAACACCCTATTTGACAAACCCTAGATGGCATCAAACGAAATATATCTAGGTAATCCGAATCTAAAACGTGCAAACATTGCTCAGAATTTTACACCTAAGCAAGTAGAAGAATTCGTAAAGTGTAGTCAAGACCCTGTTTACTTCATAACAAACTACATTAAGATTATCTCACTAGATAAAGGTTTAGTCCCTTTTGACTTGTATGACTTCCAAGCGGACATGGTCAACAAGTTTCATGAGAATAGATTCAATATTGCTAAACTACCAAGACAGTCAGGTAAGTCAACAGTTGTTACTGCCTATCTGTTATGGTATACGCTGTTTAATGATAATGTAAACGTTGCAATCCTTGCTAACAAAGCAGCGACTGCAAGAGAAATGCTACAAAGATTACAACTGTCATATGAAAACCTCCCAAACTGGATGCAACAAGGAGTCGTCAACTGGAACAGAGGCTCTCTGGAACTTGAAAACGGCAGTAAAATCATGGCTGCTTCTACTTCCGCTTCTGCTGTCAGGGGTATGTCATTTAATATTATATTTCTTGATGAATTCGCCTTTATTCCGACTCATATCGCTGATGAGTTTTTTAGCTCTGTGTATCCTACTATATCCTCAGGTAAGTCAACTAAGGTTATAATCATCTCTACCCCTAAGGGTATGAATATGTTTTATAAACTATGGCATGATGCGGAGAAAGGTAAGAATGAATATACTACAACTGAGGTGCACTGGTCACAAGTACCTGGCCGAGATGCAGAGTGGAAAGAGCAGACTATAAAGAATACATCTGAGGAGCAATTCAACCAAGAGTTTGAATGTGAATTCTTAGGGTCTGTCAATACACTGATTACATCTAGTAAGTTAAAGATACTTGCATATGACGACCCACTTACGTCTAATGCAGGACTGGATATATTTGAAGAGCCTATAGAAGGACATGATTATGTCTGCACAGTTGACGTAGCACGCGGTATTACTAAAGACTATTCCGC